AGAGGCACTCCGCAGAATATCTCAAGCATCTTGTGGGTCAAGAACTCCTCATCGCCCTCAAGCCTCGCAAAGCGTTGGTATTGGTCAAGCGTGATCTCTGATAGGGCGGTGGGTACAATTACCTTTAGTTCCATTGTATTAAAATAACCTTTTAGTTTTAGCGTATGGCATACCTGCCAAAGTTAGGTCTGCTCAACTTGTTGTAGGTCGCATAGCGCAGCGCATCAATGGCGTGGTTGAATGCATCTATCGGTTTGTTGAGCAGGTTGCCGTTCTTATCTTCTACCCATTTGTAGTTTTGAAGTTCCTTGATTAGGTTGCTGCTTCGTGGGGTTACAAATAGTTTGTGACGCTTCAGCACGTCAATACCCACTATGACGCTATCTGCGCCCTTCTGCGTGGGTTTCACGTTCCATCCCATACGATGCAGCTCCTCAATAGATTTAGGTTCAGCAGAATCAGCATATATCTCTGCCCTTCGGTCAAGCCCAAGTGAGTTTAGCAGGTTGCTGATGTCGGGGTTGGTCATCCCCGTGCGGTAAATCAACTCATCCACATAAAGATTGTCACCCGACTTGTAAACTGCCACAAGTGCGGTAGGGTCGTTGGTGTATCCGAAGTCCATCCCGTGACATAAGAGCGTGGCATCCGTTGGTATCTCTGCCTGCCCATATTGAAAGATGGTGGCTCTGCTCATACCACGTTCTCCTAATCCGTAGATTCTCCAATAGTCATTGTCCGTATGTTGCAGCCTTTCTATCTCCTCAACAATCGAGGCATCCAAGAACGGATTGTCTAGGTAGGTTGACTGGATGTAGGTGACATCATCCCTTGTGAGTAGTTTATCGTAAATCCAATGGAACGCATCAGAGGGGTTGTAGTCAACCCATATCTTACCTGTGGTACGAATCAAGAGCTGAAAGAAGTCCTCCCACGTTAACTCGTTTGCTTCGTTGCAGAATAGGTAGTCACGTCTTGCTCCTCGTTTCTTTTGAGGTTGGTCAAGGCTGATGAACTCAAAGAGGTTACCATTCAGCTCGTAGGTGTAGTCGCTCTTGTTATGCCGTGCCTCATCGTAAAGATTGTTGGCATTTAGTATCTCAAAGAAGTCACGATAGGCCGTCATCTTCAGAGACGGCAGAGACTTGCGCACGATTGAGTACACCTTGCCTCTATCCTCCATCGCCATCACGATGAGCATCTGCAAAATGGAGTAGGTCTTACCCGAACGGCTACCGCCTTGATTGACTACTATCCGAGTTGGTGCGGTGTAGTTCTTCTCAAAGAGTTCGCTACTCTTTAGGTTTAGCTCGGACAATCTCTACCTTGATTTTCGTTAGCTCATCCGATACTTCGTGTGAGTTCTCCACCCTTGCGAGTTTGGGAGTCGTGTACTCTGCCATCTTGTTCAATAGGTCAAGTGCGCCCTTCGGGTCATCTGCTGCCACCTGTGTGAGCCATAGGGTCATATTCTCAAGGTTGGCTTCTATGAGGGTTTGGAATGCCTCCCGTATTTTGTTGGTGGTCTTGTTTGGTGTTCCTGCGGGTCTTCCTGTGTTGCCTGCTATAAACCTGCCTTTGTCATCTTTCATATCCGTTCAGTTCCGTTATTTTCGGTTGTATCTAAATAACCCTTTTTGATAGGTGGTGATCGTGTGTTGCTTGAAGTCGCTCCTTCCATTCTTTAATATCGCCATAAGCAACATGGCAATTACGACATAGTGCCATAAGGTTTTCTATGGTATCAGCAATTTTGCTTCCACCCATTCCACGAGATTCTATGTGGTGGATGTCCACCGCAGTACCTCCACAGACTTCGCAGGCTATCCACGAATTTGTATCGTAGCCAAATGCCTTCAGATATACTTTGGTATGGTTCTTCACCTTTGGTAAATCCAACAGTCATCTATGAACGTAGCGTGTGGCAGCAGTTCATCAACGGCTTGGATTACTCCCTTCCAATGTTCATGGTAGTCATCTCCTGCGATGAAGCCTCCCTTCTTTACTTTGGGTAGCCATAGCTTGATATCCTCCTTTACCGCTTCATAGGTATGGGTTAGGTCTATGAATACCACGTCTAACGATTCGTTGGCAAACTTCTTTGATGCTGCTTTGGATGTTGCTTTGATTGCCTTGTACTTGCGGTCTCCCATATTCTCCACAAAGAGCTTGTAGATGTCCACCTCCGTTGCAAGTTTATGGGTGGTGGTGAGTTCGTTTGGCGAACCCTTCCAAGTATCAATGATTGTGATGTTTTGGGATGTTGCTTTGTCGCATAGGTAAGCCGATGACTTACCGAGCCACGCACCCAGTTCTACGAATGTGCCGTCTTCGGGCATATTGGCAAGGAGGTAGTCGTATGCTGCTTGGTGGTTGAACCACCCATCTATTTGTTTGCTCGTTTTCATTTTAGGGCGTTGTAATAACAAAGGTACTGCTCTACGCATATAAGTGTGCCAAGCCTTGCGGCTTCACTAGCAAAGATGCCATCGGCCTCATAGGTCATCTCAAAGCGCAGGTTGGGCAGGTCGTATGGCTTGAACATATAGCAGGCCGTATCTATGTTGCCGACTTGGGGTTGGTCGGTAGGGCGTAGCCTGCCCCCTTGCCCCCACGTTACGATTGAACAGTCAAGGGAGTTTAGGTTGTTCCACTCCTCAAGGAACTTTGGATGCAGTATGTTGTCATCATCCAGATAGTACACCCAATCTTCTTTGGTAAAGGAATCAGCATACAAGTCAAGAAACTCATTGCGTAGGGGGTTACCCATATCCCCCGTGCGTGTGGAGTAGTGTGTGATTGATGCGCCTGTTGCTCCCTTGAAGTCGCAATTTGCGTCTATCATCACCACCCACGTTGCATAGGCAGGGATATGTTGTTTTAGCCTAACGAGGTTATGAGGGCGTGAGCAGGGCGTGACTATGTAAAGCATCGTAGTTCGTTTATCTTATCCATCGTGAAGTCCTGCACATACTCGTATAACGATTCCGTTAGGTCAGCAACTTGGTTGGGGTTTTCTTTTAGCCTCTTGATTGCTCCTGCCCATTCACTTGGGTGCTTGATAGCAATGCAGTTATCCTTTGTGATGTAGGGTGAATAGGGTTGCGTGTTGCTCACTATCAGAGCGCACTTGCTGAACCCTGCCTCAAGCATCTTTAGGTGCGACTTGCACTTGGCAAACTCGGAAGTGCTTAACGGCACAAGGCTCACATCAAAGAACTCGTAGAGCTTGTGGTAGTGTGTTGGTGGCATCGTAGGAAGCCTGTGGCTTGCCCTCATAATGTCTGGGTAGCCATCTACCTCTGCAACATAGCCTTGATAGCCTTCAAGGTTGATCGTGGACTCCTTTACGTCTGCTGCGTGGTGGTTGCCTCCGATATACCCAAATCGCACTTCTTCGCTTGGCTCTCTCTCTACCTGCCACGTTGCTACGCTGATTGCATTGGGGATGATTCGGATGTTGGTATTGTACTTCTTGACCTTTGAGGCAAGGTGCTTGTTTGTCACCCATACCTCATCTGCTGCTTTCATAGAGCGCACGATGCGCGTTCTCATCTGCTCAACGTACAAGCCTTGCAGGGGATGCGTAGGAGGCAGAACCCACCAGTCATCATTGTCAACGATTAGCTTGATGCCCTCCTTGCGGCAGAGTTTCACGAAGTCATCAAACGGCTCAACAGGGAATGCACGCGAGGTAAAGATGTGAGTAACCTTTGGCCACATTTCAGGGTCAATGTCGGTAATCTTCTCAATAAAAAAGACATCTACATCCTTGTGGCATATCAAGGGTGCAAATGTCCTGTGGTGTGATACACCCGAGTTCTGCTTGTGGAAGGCAAGCACAAAGGGTCTAATCATAAATTAGCCTCTTGGTCTTTGAACCATTGCGCCATCGCTTTGCGGTCTAAATACTTCACCCACATCCGAGCAGCTACTGCTCTGCGTTGGGGCTTGAAGGGGTAGGTGCTACGGAGCTGCGCCATAGCAATCCTCATAAATTGGTCTTGCATTACTCGTTTGTTTTAAAGGTTGTTGTTTCGTTTGCGAATCTCGTTATATATTCCTATAAGCATAATGTAAATAGGAAGTAACAAAACCCACAATATAAGTCCGCTCATTTCTCGTTGGTGTTAAAAACTAACAATTCGTTTTTCAGTTGTTTTATATCTACTTCTGGTAAATTAAGAGCATTGTAAACTTCAAACTGAAATTCACTTATTGAGTTATCAAGTACAGTAATCACGTGGTAATCTACTCCTATTCTATTTTCCAAACTATGTCCAATCTGGTCTATATGCTCTAATAGATTGGATGGTACTCGTAAAACACATATGGCTTTCATCTCTCGGTGGTGTTATATGTTTCGTTGTAGTATTCCTCATCAGTTCCAGTGTAACGAACTATAAAAGCATCTTTAATCTGCTCCTTCTCCATTTCTTTGGCTTTTTCTAATTTAATTTTCCAATAAGGGACTTTCCAATCTATTACTGGCATTTCATTAGCCAACCAATCTACTGCTGTTTGTTTCATTTATAATTGGTGTTAAAGATTATTGCCATCTAAAAAAGTCAGAATCCATCTCTTGCTTATAGCCAACGAAACCATACATAGCAATAGCCAAAGCATAGTACATTGGAATAACGATGTATGTTAATGGGTGATATGGATTGAGTCGCCTAAGTGTGTATGTTCCGTACTCATTTACGTGCGTCTTCTTTTGTATCACATACAAACGCTCTAATACTTCTCTCATTTTTCGTTGACGTTAATTGCTCTTATACATTTTGCGCAGTAAGCATATGTTCCATTTTCACTGACTTTGATTTGTGGTTGTGGGACTTTGCATTCGCACATATCGTTGCTTGGTTCTTCTTGTTTCATTTCTCGTAGGTTTTATAGCAGTAGTCATAGAAATCTAATTCGCTTTTAGATTCTACATATTTAGGGTACCAATTTTCAAGCACTGTTATATATACACTATTGGGTGTACACATAGTTCCCGTTGGGTTTTGCTCTCGGTAGAGTTTATCTGCAATAGATATCAACTCTTGATGTGTTTGTGTTTTCATTTCTTGTTGGTGTTAAATAATTTCTTTCATCTCTAAGTCGCAAATCTCATCATCCGTGAGCCTTATGACCACCTCAGCAGGAGCGTAGTAAGGCAATGCCTTCCTTCCTTGAGGCTCTACAATGATAGTATCCTCATCAGTGTTGGTCTCTTGGTACTCGCTTACTTCAGCAAGCACCCAAACTAATGTTCCTTTTTTCATCTCTCTAAAATTTAATTGGTTTTGTTTGCCCTCATTTAACCGCATCAGGCTTCTCGGTGGTTTTAAAGATTTCTTTTAGTTGGTCGTATGTTGATTGTGAGGCTTCACCCCAATAGTATTCGCATTGCCCGTTCTTGATTGGTACGCCAAAGAAGAACGACTGATACATTCCCGTAGGGGCGGTGAAGCGGTAGCAGGTTTCTTTAAGGGCGCAGCCCTCGCCTGTGCATTTGGTGATGTCGGTCATAACGTGCCTACTATTGTGTACGAATCCAAGTCCTCACCCAAGATAAAGAACTGCTTGTACAATTCTATTGCCTCCAAAGTCTTACGCTCTCCCTCTGCCACAAACTCGGGACTCACCGAGTAGATGCCTATGTCAAGGCTTGCCTTGTCAATAGCGATGAAAAAAAACTTATCAATCGGCACTCCAAAGAGTCGGGTGTAGATAAATGCCTGCACATCGTATCCGTATTTCTTTGCAGAGTAAGGGAATGCTCGTAGGTCGGTTGTTGTTTTCAAATCAGCCAAGAATCCATCAGCGTAGATGTCAGCCTTCGCCCTAAAGGGCAGGCCGCCAATCATACCAATCTTGGGTACTTCAAACTCGCAGCCTGTGATAAGCCCAAGCACGTTCTCGTTGCGCAGGAGCGCATCAGAGATGCGTTGCGCCTCGTTGTACTCTTTGCGGGTGCATAGGTTGCGCTTGCCCTTTGCATCCTGCCAAGCCTTTGCGTTCTTACTCTGTACTTCAATGACCTCGTAGTCCGCTACTTTGTGCGGCTCTAAAGTCATAAGGTGAACGAGCCTGCCTACCGCAAACGCATCGGAGTCCTCGCTGCCATATTTTGTAACGTAGTGGTACGTCTTGGGTGATGTCAGCAGCAGCTTACAAGCAGAGGAGGACAGGGCGTTCTTGCCGAGTACCCCGTAGTAAAAGTCATCATCGTGCATCTTCTCAAGGACTGTCTCCATATCCCAAGTGCTGCCATCTAAAAGTTCTATAATTTTCATTTTGTTTCTGTTTTGAATGTTGCTTCATACCATTGCTCAAAAGGCACACGAAGCAAGGCATCGTGGTAGGCAAAGCGCAAGTGTAGCTGCTCAATGGTCTCTATGTCTTTGAGGATTGATTCGGATATGTCTGCCGACTTCAGTTGTCGGAGCAGTTGGGAGATGGTTTCGTATTTCATTTGATTGGTTTTAATTATTCTTCGGATGCTACTTGAGTTGCCCAATTCATCCACTTGATGTAGATGTCATCGGCAAGGTTTGGTATATCCCTGTAAATGGATGTGGTAGGGTATGCGGTGGTATTGGTATATCCATCCTCGTTGTAAGACTCCTCTATGTATGTGATTTGCATCTCGTACTCGTAGAAGTCAGCAACGTGGGCAAAGCCAAGCCACTTGGCAAGAATCTCATCGGAGTTCTTGTTGTCTGGGTCGTAATCCTCAAGGGCATCCCAATAAGACTGCGGTAGTAGGTCGGCATCTTCTAGCCAGAACTTTAGGTCGTTGTATGTAAATATCATATCCCAAGAAGTTCAAGAGTCCATAGGTATGCCCAAAACGTCAGCGCAAGAGCGCAGAAGTATGCCGTGTTTTTAAGTAGTAGTTTCATTCTGATTGGTATTAAATGTTTGTCAAATATACAAAACTTTTTGAATTACCAACACTCAAAGAAAAAATAAATAAAAAAAAGAGGACTACTTGCCCTCTCTGAATTGTGTGTAGCAAACTGCTATTGCTTGGTCTTTATTTGGGTACTCGCTTCCGATGGCCTCCAAGCAGCGTTGGATGTATTCGGATTGCTTTTCACCACTTTTGGGTTGAGGGATTGGCATAGGTTAAAACTTTGAATGAAACTAATCTTTGAATGTCTGGCAACTCAAGTCTGCTTATCACATCCTCTCTGCCTTCTCTTTGGTAGTATTTTCTTGTAGCATCTTGCTTTGTGACAAACACAGGCTCTACAATCTCCTCGCATAGTCTTGCAAGTTCCTGCGTTCTCACCATGACAAAACCACCAAGCTCTGGCATATCAAATGCGATGTACTCGGCTTTGCCGTACATCCATCCATTGTCACCTTTTACGTTCTTGAACTCAACCCAGATGGTGTTAGGGTGGTTGCCTCCTTTTACATCTACGGATGTTGTTCCATTTAGCCGTGTAACGAAGTAGTCAATGTGATCGTAGATGTCCGTGTTGCGGTCTGACTTCTCACAAGAGTAGCCGATGGCCTCGCAAGCCTCTACAAACCGCTTTGCAGTAATATCCCCAACTTGGTTGGAGTATTGCCTGCGCTCGTTACTAACTGACATAAGCGTTGTATAGTGTCTCTAGTTCCTGCAACCTACCACGAAGGCATGAGCCGCAGTTAGTTGGCTTCACGGAGTCTTTGAATACTCGGTTGTAGATTTTATTTACTTCCGTTTGCTCAATAGCGGTGACGGTGTTCCTACCTCGCATCTTGCCGACAAACTCGTATTCTTCTTTGGTCAAGCACTCTGGCTTCCTGTATCTAAATAGCTTGTTTAGTTTCTCCTTACGGGCATCGCAACCGCAGTCCACGCCTGTGGCTTCGCTGAACCAATCCACCGCAGCCTTGATGCCTGTGGCAGTTGTGATAGTCTCGATGGTATCACCCAAGCCGCTTGGCTTCTTTGTACGCTTCGTAGGTGTCTTGGCAGTCTTCTTGGATTCGCTCTCTTGCATTTTTTAGTGTGTTGAATATGGAACGTGCTGAAATCTTGGTTTCATCCGCTAAAGTACGGATGCTCATATCGGTGTTGTGGTAAAGTGCAAATATCTTTTTGTCGTACCAATGCCAGTCAGTTTGGGTTGACCACACCCTGTCGTAGAGTTGGATGAGTTGTACCTCCGCATCTTCGTTGGCCTCCTCGTAGATAAACTCCTCAAGGATGTCCACATCTACAAACTCAAACCTTGCCCTTTGACGCATCAACGTGGCGTACATATTTCGCAGCGTAACGTACACGAAGAAGGTGTTGACCTCCGTTTCGTTGTACATTATCTTTTCCGCATCATCAACGTACTTGTACAATCTGACGTACATCTCCTGCGTAAGCTCTTGGGCAAGGTCATCACTTGCGCCAAAGCTCTTGCACATCCGAATCCAATCCGTCTGCCGCTTTGCTAATACTGCGAGGAGTCCCAAGTGATTTCTACGATTATCACAAACAATGCAAATTGCACGGTGTGCATCACAATATCTTCTTCAAGATAATCGGTCTTTGACCAATTCGCCCCAACTACAAGCCCATAGATGGGGTAAAGTCCTACGTTAAAATTCATCAAATGTGCGTTTAAGAGTTAGATACAATTCCTTGTATTTAGATAACTCCGCAACGACTTCATTGAGTTTATTTAGTTCCAATTCTAATGATTGAAAGTCGGGCTTGTCAATACAGGCCATCGGGTTTTCTTCAAGAACGCAACAGGCAACCTTGTAGTAGTGCTGATAGTCCCCGTAGATTAGGCGGTCTTTGTGCATCCTTACGGCATAGGCTACCGAGCTATGGTCTTTGTCTATGGCCTCACCAAGTTCGTGCAGGGTGGCGTGGTTGCGGAATGCTGATACGAATGCTGCTCTTGCAGTAGATTCTTTATGCGCACGGCTTCCATTGTCTTGGAACCCAAGACGTGCATAGTACTGTTCTTTAGATACTTTTAATTGGCGTATTTCAAATGGTCTCATTAGCATTTGCAGCGTTTGACTCTGCCCTCGTTGTAATTGGTTATTATTTTAGTTATCGGCATAGTGAAGTGCTTGTGATCTTTTAGTCTTTTGAACTTCATCTCACTCGCCCATTCCACTAAATTGTCATCTTTGTCTTGGATAATGGTGTAGTCCACCACGAGGTAGTCCACTCCATCTACTGCAAAGCATTCGTACTTTTGAAAGGGGGAGAATATCTGCCTCATAGATTGTCCTCTATTATCCCTTGCAGTCTTTGTATCTCGTAGTGCATCTGCTCGCTATCAACTCGCAGCTTGGCGTTGGCAAGGTACATCTCGTTCATCTTGCCTTCGGTAAATTGGCGATAGTCAATAAACTGCTGAAGTAGTAGGTCTGCGTAGTGGCAGCTCATAACGTGGTGCAGGATGTCATCTTGTACTTCTCTGCCTTTTGCTTTGTCTGCTGCTTGCTGCGCCAACCACATCGCAGTACCTGCAAGCATCAACTGCTTCTCCCTTATGTAAAGGTCGTGGGAGTCATCAGAAGGGTACATCGCTCGCAGGGGTTTCATCCATTTTAATTGGCAGCAAGTTACGCCCGTTTATCACAAACCCTACGTTACCTAAAACACTCTGCAAAATTAAGGGAGTTTCAAGTGGCGTGATGCGCCCACCCGATTCCATCTCCTTGACCTTACGAACGTGGATGTGCGTGTAAATCCAATCGGTTTCGTGTGCAGCGAATCGGTGAATCACGATTACGCAGTCCGACCTGTTGCCCCACTTACCACCACCTTCAATGTCTGATGTGTTGGGAGGCATCGCCATCCCTTCGTACTTGTGGCCTTTGTAGAATGTCTTGCGCATTGCTTCGGTTACGGGGTGAGCGTTTACGATTGTCGTGACGTTGTTCTGATGCGCAAACACCCGAAGGGCAGAGGCTACCTCATAATGGTATTCGTGCATTCCCGTCTTGCCTAATTTCTTTTGGTCTGTTGATAGGGAGTTGTAGGGGTCTATCAAAGCACCTGTGTAGTTCCATTCGTTCTTGATGCTGCTCATAACCTCAAGAAGTTCGAATGCGGTAAAAAGGCGATTGCCGTCAATAAATTGGAAGTACTCGTTGATGAAGTCCAACTTGCGGTACATCATCCCCTCATCAATCCCTTGAATGGGTTTGCATACCAAGAACTCAATGAGCTTGCGCTTGAGGCTTGGCACTTCGTTTTCTGCGGAATAGATGAGCCACTTCTTGCCGAAGTTGTACGACTGCAAGAGCATTAGATAAAGCAGCGTGTGGGTCTTGCCTACGTTAGCGTGGCCTACTACTACCACAAATTCACCGTCTTTAAGTCGAAGGTATTGGTCTATCTCATAAACACCGAGCTTGCCCGTGTCGTAGTACTTGCCCTTGAGGGCGCGTTGGAGGTATGGTAACGAAGACTCGTTAGAAAGAAGGTCGGGGTGTATCATTGATTCTGATTGGTTAGCAAATATAACAAAATAGTTGACATAAAAAAACCCCTCCGTAGAGGGGCTTCACACAACGACCTATTAAAAACCAATCAGAAAGGGTCGTTGCGATTTGCGAAATGCTCGGTGTGTGATGCAGGAGCTGAACTTGCACCTGTCATCCAAGCGTTAAAGGTCTCTGCGTTGGCAAGGATGGTGTTGACATCGTGTTGCGCAGCACAAGCGTACTCAACCGCAGCCTTTAGAGCAACCTGTCGGATGATTGAAAGTGAGCGCTCATCGTTATTTTTAGGCGCAGATGGAGCTGATTGGTTATAGCCTCCACCGCCAAAAGCATTGGCACGTTGGATTTTCACCGTGCCTTTCTCGTTCTTGGTGTACTCTACCTCATCGCCTACGGCATAAGGAGGGGTCTGTGATTTGGCAAAGGCAGTACCGAAGTCTCCATTGTCAAAGCGAACCTCAAGCTTGAATAAATCTTGCCATTGGCCTGTTGGGGTGATTGAAATAATTTTTGACATAATAGATTGGTTTTAGATAAATAGAATTGATTGCTGCTGCAAAACCTCAATACGAGCTTCAAGCTCTTGTACCTTGTTTTGTAGTGCTTGGATTTGTGCTTGTTGCACTTGCACCATCTCGGTGTAAACGTCTGAACTGAAAGATAAAGTCATAACTGATTGGTTTTAAGTTATGCAAATATACAACTTATTCTGATACCAACAAACCAGTGAAGGTTATTTCTGCCGTGTCTTTTGGAATTGTTGTATCGTGTACCAACTTTAAGGAATGCACATATTTGCGTGAGTCATCCTTCACGCCACCCCAAGTCTTGAATGCGTCAAGCGCAAACTTCACCGCCATTATCGCATTGTCAATATCGTATCGGTAGTTGACCTTGCAATGGAT